TTATTTCTATGTTCAACAAGCTTTGCGATCCCGCGAAATTGTACTTGGGATTATCTCTGCTTAGCGTATTCCTTTACATTATGTCAATGGAATCTGCGAATAACACATTGAGAGAAAGTGATGATGAACATGAAGGTATTCGTCATTATACCTTTATGGGATTATTTGGGAAAATTTTCTTTACCTTAATATATGTATACATCCTCAACTATCTCTGCAAGTACAAGTGGGGCAAGAGAATTGCGTGGTTCGTGGTCCTTCTCCCCTTCTTTATAATGGGCTTATTTGTTGTTGGAATGATGTGCGCTGTTTCTGTAATGGCAATTCAATCGCAGAAAATAAAAAAATTAGAAAATGAGGGACTTTTTAAGAAACCAAGTGGAGACACTGTTCCTAAGAAACCGTATCAGGTTGATAAGAGACCCCTTGTTCTTCATGATCAAGCTAGTGTTGGATACACACTTTAAGCAGAACAGCTTTCACATTCTTGGGGTTTCACAGTAAATTGAATCGCCTTTGAAGATGGGCGACTCCTGAGATAATAGATTCCTGTTTTGAGACCTTGTTTCCACGAATAAAAGTGCATGGATGTCATTGTGCTAATATCGGGACTTTCAAGGAATAAATTCATGCTCTGTGATTGACAGATATACTTTCCTCTATCTTTCGCCATATCAATAATATGACGTTGTTTTAATTCCCATACAGTCTTGTATCTTTCCTTCAAAACACTCGGAATTTCATCGATGTTTTGAACGGAACCATCATTCGCAATAATTTTATCCTTGAGTTCTGTACTCCAAATACCAAGAGCCATTAGATCTTCAACCAAATAATCGTTGAGAACCATATATTCACCTGACAAGACACGTCTCGTGTAAATATTAGATAGGATCGGTTCGAAGCATTCATAATTTCCAAGAATCTGAGCAGTAGATGCTGTAGGCATTGGAGCCAAAAGAAGACTGTTCCGAATACCATATTTTTGAATCTCTTGCATCAATCCCGACCAATTGTATCTTACATCGGTCATCTTATAATCCCACAAATCAAATTGAAATTGACCCTTTTGAAGAGGTGATCCTATAAATGATGAATAAGAACCGAGATATTTATCACGATCCAGTTCTTCTGGAATATACATGTGTTTTCTTTCCAATGCTCTCAAAATATCAACATCGATAAAATCGCCCGTATAATCTTTATCATATTGTTTCTTTCCCATTTTAAGAGTATTCAAATCCGCATCTCTCGCTTTCGCCAGTTCTACTGAAGCTGTCATCGCGCCATAGTAAATACTTTCAAAGATATCATCATTCAGTTCTTTTGCTTCATCTGAATCAAACGAGAAACCAAATTCAAAGAACACATTCGCTAATCCCTGAACACCAATTCCAATTGGACGATGTTTCATATTTGAATTCCTAGTTTCAGGTGTAGGATAATAATTGTAATCAATGATATTGTTTAGATTTCGCGTCAATTGACTTGCTATATCCTTAAGTTTCTCAAAATTGTAAGTCGGCTGAAGAAACTCATTTAGATCCGTGTATCCACCGATATGTTGCTTATTAATACCGCGCTTCATATATATTTGAGGAAACTTCACACCCACCGGATACTGATTGGAAAGATCCGTCAATGATTTATAATCACGTGTTTCAAAGGTGATATTTCTCTTTTTCAAGAGAGCTTTTGCTAAATCACAGTATACGCAATCCGGTTTGGAATATACGATAAATTCCTTGTCCGACATATCTGGATATTCAATAAACTTCTTTAATGAAATAGAAGCAAGATTACAAACAGCAGTTTCATCAGGACTGGTGTATTCAATAATTTCCGTACACAAATTGGAGGATTTAATCGTTCCCAAATTCTGCTGATTAGATTTACGATTACAAGCATCCTTAAACAATAGATACGGTGTGCTAACCTCTAGCTGTGATGTCATTATCGCTGACCACAACTCGCGCGCCTTGATTTCCTTTCTGTATTTTCCCTCTTTGACATATTTATCGTACAGTGAATTAAATTCATCACCCCAAACATCGCCAAGACCAGGACATTCATGAGGACAGAATAGATGCCATAATCCATCTGTTTGAACTTTATTCATAAATAGATCGGGGATCCATAGCGCATAAAAGAGATCTCGGGCTCGTTCCAATTCATTTCCATGATTCTTTTTGAGTTCAATGAATTCAAAAATATCAGCGTGCCAAGGTTCAAGATACATCGCAAAAGAACCATTTCGCTTTCCACCACCTTGATCTACATAGCGAGCTGTATCATTAAAGACACGAAGCATCGGAACTAGACCGTTGGAAACTCCATTTGTTCCCGCAATATAAGAATCCTTCGCGCGAATATCATGAAGCGATAGACCAATACCACCCGCATGCTTTGAAATCATTGCGCAATCGCCCAAAGTCTTGTAAATTCCGCTAATAGAATCCTCTTGCATCGTCAAAAGAAAACAACTCGCAAATTGTTCTCTCTGAGAACCAGCATTATACAAGGTTGGAGTAGCATGAGTAAAATAATGCTTGGACATTAGATCATAATTCCTTAGCGCTTCATCAATATCACAACGATGAATGGCCAAAGATACTCTCATTATCATATCCTGAGGTCTTTCAATGATTTTCTTATCCAATTTGTAAAGATAATTCTTTTCTAGAGTTTTGAATCCAAAGAAATCAAAATCATAGTCTCGTGTGTAATCAATTGCTGCATCTATCTTTTCCTTGTTATTCATTACAAGAGTGTAAAGATAATCTGCGATCAACGGCTTCTTTTTACCATAGTGTTCGTAATCATGCATCAACGCAATTTTATCAGAAAATGTGTCAAGAGTATTTTTATGATGATTTGAAACAACAATACGCCCCGCAAGAATCTTAAATTCTGGATCTCTTGAATACATCGCAATTGCTACCTGAGAAGCCAATTCATCCAGCTCGCTTGTTTTCACACCATCAAAAATTTCTTGAACTACCTTCTGCGCAACCACAGTTTCATCAATAGAAAGTTTCTTCTTGAATTCTGGCCCTGCGGACAATGCTTTCAAACGATTCAATATCTTATCAAAAGAAACCTCCTCCGAAGATCCAGATCTCTTAAGAACTCTCATTTTACTAATACTTTGATACATTTATACCTGTATCAAATTTTTAAGTAAGATCAATTTAAAAATCGGAAATATTAATTATCCGCCGACGCGCACCGTTCGCTCCGCCGCCTGCTCCTCCTCGCGCTGGCGCTGCGCCTCATCCGCACGCTCCTGTTCGGACAGTTCCGTGAAGACAGGGCTGGCCGGCGCGGCTCGCCTTCGCGCTTCCATATCGTCGCGAATCTCAGTCAGGCTTTCCATCACGGCATCGAGGAGCTGGCCTGCTGCTTCCATGTTTTTTTCTATCTGCTCGATGTTCTGCTTATTATTCAATATCCAGGGCCCATGCCTTTGATCATTCTGCTTCAGGTCTTCGATATCCTTTTTCACTCTCTCCATGGGAATAGCTTCCAAAAGGGCCTTACGTAATGCTTCTGAGATTTTACCGGCCTCCTTATCTGATATTTTCTTCGCAATGTCCATCCAATGATCTTTCCCCTTCCCTTCTCTTGCAAGGCTTTTCGCGCCGAGGTACAGCGACTCGACCGCCGTTTGGTATGAATTTCTCATATCATCCACATCTTGCTGGGTCAGCCCATCCAAAGATGTTGCCGGCGAAGACCCGTCGGGCTTCACCCCGAATCCGAGCGCGGTGTCCAGCCAGCCAGGCAACTCTCTCAAATCGGGCTTGACTGGGAACGCCTCCAGCCACGGCCAGATGCACGGCTGCCCGAGCCGGGCGCACCGCAGGCAGGTGTTCGGGTCGTCGCCCCAGCGGCACCGCTCCTTGGCCTTGCGGCAGCCGTTACAGACCCGCTCCTCCCGCTCCTCCACCCCGTCGAAGAGGTTGGAGATCTGCAGTTTCAGTATGCGCTTGTCCATTTGCGCCCGCTGCTTATTCACCCACCACTTTTTCGTGAGCACACCGGCCACCCCCAGAGCCGCCAGAACAGCCGGCACCCCACCTAAAGTAGTTGTTGCCGCCACGAGCGCTGCTGCTGCCGCTTCTTGACCCGCCGAGCGCACCTGCCCTTTAGTACTCGCAACTTCTGACTGACTTTGCAGAGATCGAGAAGGTGCTGCGGCAGTGGGAGACGCGCCTTTTGGCGGCTCTGCCGGACCGCGCCGCATGCCTCCCTTTTTGCTATGCGTCCCCGATCCCTGGTCATACTTTGCCCTTCGTCGCAAGTGTCTTTTGGATATTGAAGGATTATTCTTTCTTCTTGTTTGCTTTCTTCGCTTTGATCTCTTTTGCTTTCTTCTTATTTTCTTTGTCCTTTGTTCCCTCTCATGCTTGCCGATTGTTTTCTTTCTTCTTGACCTATTTTGAATCGAAACCTTACTTCCAGGCATCTATATTTTAATATACATATATAAATTTGATAACAATTTAAAGTTCTTTTTGATAACTATATCATGATGAAAATCGCTATTACAGGCAAAATGTGTTCTGGAAAGACTACTCTGTCTAATTATCTGTGTCAAATAGAACCTCGCTTTCAGGTATTTTCATTTGGAAAGAAAGTGAAAGAAGTTGCTTCAGATTTATTTGATATGAATCCGAATGTTAAAGACAGAAGTCTATTGACTTCTATCGGTCAAAAAATGAGAGACATTAATCCTGATGTATGGGTAAATTATGTTATCAAACAAACTGAAGGAATCCAATATTGTCTTGTTGATGATCTTCGGTATCAAAATGAATATCTTGCACTAGCCGAGAATGGATGGAAAATTATCCAGCTTACAATATCCGATGATCTTCAAGAAAAACGTATCAAAGAAATTTATCCCCAAAATTATGAAGATCACTTGAAAAATAGAACTCATCTGTCGGAACGTAATGTGTTTGCATGGCTTAACGATGGTCCCGATTTAGTGATTGATAGTTCCATGAATCAAGATGAAATCAAAGAGATTGTTCGTTCATTTATCAGTAAATAAACATCTTAAGATTGATAATGGATGAAAATACCAACCTTTTCCCCATAACCAAACTTAAGATATCAAAGGAGAAATGGCTTGAAACCCAAATCAAATATGATGAAAATCTTCTTGTCAAAGACATTGTTGACATGATGAGTGAGAAAACATTTTTGTGGATACAATCAAAATCTGATCTTCAATTAATCGTTGATCAGGATTCGTTCAAAGAAGAATTTATTAATTTGTTATACGATAAATATCTTAATGGAAGAAATGACCGCTCTCGATTTGTTTGAATTGAAATATCTTGAAGAAATCCATGAACTCTTCAATGATCTTAAATCACTAAATAATCATTACAATGTCGGATTATTTGATGACAACATTTTCTCTACAAAAGGAAATTCAGGTGCTCTTTCCGATTTTATCTTTGACCTCGTGAATATTGATGATCCTTATGTCGGTGAGAATAGTGATTCAGATGATGATTAATCAATTCTTCTTTTATTGGCGTTTGTAAAAGAATAAATAAGGTGAGTAATTCAAAATGTCTGTTTCATTTAATTGATTGACATGAGTATCGTTGTATTGATACCAATGATCATCTAAATAATTCTTACAAATCGCGTAATAATGACCTCCACCTAAAGAACCATCGTGAACGGCGAAACTTTGAAGAGCATAAGTATTCTTTCTTTTTTTTCCATAATTCATATTGAATTCCTTAAGATCTAAAACCATCGGATATTCAATGAATCTATCTATTTTTGTTCTTATCATTCCATTCTTAAAACGTTTTAATAAAATGATTAAAACATCTGATACTTTCCATAATCGAGTTTGCTTTTCGGGTTGAACTCTTTGATGACATTGATCACACGTCCACATATTGTCTTCATCCAATCGTATTTTCTTAGTATATTCTTTCAAACAATCTTTGATACATTCAGCAGATTCTGGAATTTCTAAGGACAAGACTTGTAAAGGATCATGATTGGATGTATAATATTTACATTTAGGACAACTGGTTAAGGCTAAAAGCTGAGCGTAAAAGTTCTCAACAATATAAGAATAATCATTTTCATAGAATCTTTTCCAAGTTTCATTGCTTTTTAACACAATTTTATCGCCTTCATCTGTTACTTTTGTCTTAAATGTGATTGTGACTTTTCTCTTAATGCTTTGATGAATTAAATCCAAGAATATCGTTAAAAATTCATCAACATCATTCTGATCAAAATTATTGAAATAATACTTCTTTGCGATACATTGTCTTTGAAAACATTTTAACAATGTAATAGGATTCTGAACATTGTTGTCATCATTATTCCACATTTTTCTTTGAAATTGATACCACTGCTGCATCAAAGATGAACTTGGTAATTCTTCGCAACACGCATGAAATTTTTCATTTTGCGGATGAAAGGTTAATAAATGACTTAGACACTGTAAAGCGGAATTCATATAACATGTATTCCCTAAATTTGCCAATCCTTTATTTCCGGCATTAATTCGTGCCATTTAATTAACAGTTTCAGTTTTTTTTAAATAAAATTACTTAAGAAATATTTTATTGACTAGAGTATAAAATAATGAGTGATACCGACCAAGTTCTTGAGTCTGTTGCTGATGCTGAGCCGAATGAGCCTGTTGTTACGGAAGCCACTCCCGAAGAAGTGGTGGAAGCCCCTGAGGAAGTTGTTACCGAGGAAGAACCTGCTACCGAGGAAGTTGCTGAACCGGAGGTAACTGAGGAACCGGAGGTAGTTGCTGAAGAAGCGCCTGCCCCTGTCACTACGCAGGAAGTTGTTCAGAATGTTCAGGATATTTTATCATCTACTGAAACTAATGTATCAGTTGATAATTCAGAAAGTAATGATTTAGAAAATCGTGTTAAGGTTTTAGAAGAAAGATTAGAGAAGATCATTAGTATTTTATCCAAACAACCAAATGGCTCGGGCGGATTTATTTATCAATAATTTAAATATTATTTAATATATTTTTAATTAATTGCTTAGTTAGAGTAAGCGAGATATGAAATAATCGGTATATTTCAACTTAGTTGGAATATGCGAGACCACCCATACCTGACATGATGCGGAGAACATTGTAATTGACTGCAAAAATAGTATCCGCGGCAGCTCCCGAAGCACCAACTAACTGAGCATTATCAATACGTGAGAAATTGCAAGTTCCAGAAGGTTGATGTTCTTCAGGTTTGAGGGCGAAAGAATAAACGGCAATGGTATCAGCGTATCCACCCTGTGCTCTAGCCGCTATATCACTAATGACGGGGCACCCTGTGTGGTGTTGCCATACCTGAGCTCTTGTGAAATATGTGAAACTTCTTGCAGAAAAACGATCATGACCATTAAGTTTTAGTTGATAAGTGCCTGTCCCAACTGCTGCATCAATGCCACCATCGGCATTCCACCCTGCTGTATCTACCCATATTAATTCTTTAACTGGATGATTAAAATTTAAATCACTAGAACCAGTCGGTGTAGATAAAGTCTGTTCTTGAACTTGCTCAATTAGGTATTCATGTGAAACCTGTGCGAATCTACGTCTTTCATCTGTGTCAAGGTAGATGTAATCACAATATAATTTATTACCCGCACTAGTAATCGCCGTTCCAATAGTATGATTAAGGATTACCTTTACTTCATGATATTGAAGGGCGATCAATGGAAGAGCAAGACCTGGATTGCGGCAAAACCAAAACATCAATGGAACATGGAAAGTAAAACCAGTGAAATCATCTCCACTATCATTACCTAAACCACCAAAACCACTCATTTTTTGGAAACGAGTTCCTCCGGTGATCTCGGCAGCGCCGGTCAGGCAGCCTACCTCACCTGTTTCATTTGGTTCTGTTAATTCAGACCATACTTCCATCCATAAACCAGACTGTTTATCAATCTTCTGACCTCCAATTTCTAATTCAACATCAGTAATGCAAGAAGCACCTGGATTATTCTGGTCATCCTTAACCTGGCCAGTTAATTCTAAATACATCCGGCTAACTAGATCTCCATTACGAGAAATCGTGGCGGTGCAACGGCCAGCAGTAGTTGACGAACCATTCCATGTCTGTTCAATAGCTTCCATAGAGAAGTTAGTGTGTCTGCGGTAGACAACCTTGAAGAAAGTAATCTGCGGGTTACCCGTGAGGTAAATATCCTGAG